AGACGTAATGCAGAAGATTATTCTTGCATTGCCAAGGAAGTACCGTGCACTTAAGAGCAATCTTAAGTTCTACGCTGGTACAGACGCATTCCAGGGAATCGTTAAGAATAACGGAACCCTATCAGATGCAATTGCCGAGGCACTAGGTCAGAACGGTAACACCCAGGCTAATACCCAGGCTTACCTTGACGGCCAGGGCCAGACATTCGGTGGTGCCCGCACTACCCGTGTTCTAGGCATCGATGTTCAGGAAGTTCCTTACTACCCTGCAGGATATGTAGACCTTACATTCCCACAGAACCGTGTATGGGGTTTCCAGAGAGACATCACTGTTAACCGTCAGTATGTTCCTAAGAAGGACACCATTGAGTACACCGTATTCGTACGTTTCGGTATTCAGTGGGAAGAAGAGGACGCAATTGCGTTCGCTGACGCAAACGCTTCAGACCCTTCATAAGTCTAAAGCAACCTACTAAAAGGGGGCAGGTGAGTAAAATCTCCTGCTCCCTTTTCTAATATCTGTTATAATTAAAGGTAAAGAAGGAGACACTCATGTCCGAAAAAAATAATTCAGAATTTAAAGATGTACCTCTTGCCAAGTTAGAAGACGGCGAAGCTCTTATTCCTCACCTACTTATAGAAAAATATAAAGAAGCCGTAAAGGCTCAAGAAGAACGCAATGACGTAATTTCTTCAGATAAGATGGCTACTAGCCCAAATGTATCCGTTGTGTCTAATGACGACAATGTAATTGGTTCTGGAAGTGCAGACAAAAAAGAAGCTGCCAAGCCAAGCTCAGCTAGTGAAAAAGAAACAGTTGCGGTATATTCTACAAAGAATGTTACTTGGTCTGGGGTGGGCCAGGTTTCCAAAGGGTATAACATTGTCACCAAGCAGGCTGCAGAAAAATGGGCAACACGTGACCACATTAGGATTGCAACCCCAGAAGAAGTTGCGAGAGATTTCGGTAAGTAATGGAATTATTAAGACTAGCTCCGCACGATGACCTAACTTTAAATTTTGTAGTACCAGAATGGTACACTGAAGAAACAGACTTTTACATAAGGGTCACAGATCTTTCCGACTTGTCTGAGGTTGTTACGGATCATACTGGTGAGGCGGGCGACAGTTTTTCTTATACACTTCCTGGAAAATATGATGGCGACTATAGGGTAGAGTTTGACGCTGTAAACGGAGTAGATGTTCTACTTTATGATGAAACAACAGAGCTTGTTAGACCTTATGTGGATCCATACACTCTTGGTACAACTGCCTCAGAGATTGCAGAATATACCAGGTATGAAGAAATTGCCAGAGCTGTTATTGATTCGGTTATTCCAGAAGGCTTTTACTACAAAAAGAAAACTTTAGAGGTTGTTGGTCTTGGAGCAGACTATATACCTTTATGGTGGGATGCAAAAAGAATCTTGTCTGTATACGAAAATAACGAATTGGTTACAGACCGAACTTATGAAATAACCAGAGACAAAACAGCTATCACAGAGGTTGCTATAGACAGGGTTAATAGAAACGAACAGGCTCCTCTAATTTTGCCAGCTGCTGGCTCAGACCTTGTAGACGCCAACCTGCCGCCTCTACGAGGCTTTCCTAATGGATACGACTATAAGTTTGTTTTAGAGGTGGGATACCCTACAGTGCCCTCAGACATCGTTAGAGCAGCAACTCTGCTGATTGATGACATCAAGTGTGGCAGAAATGACTATTACCAAAGATATATTTCTGCATATAATACAGACCAGTTTAGACTACAGTTTGATAGCAGGGTATTTGAGGGAACAGGAAATATTATAGTAGACAAGATACTTTCAAAGTATGCTAAGTCTATTACTAGACTTGGAGTCTTATAATGGCTACCTGCGAAAATACCTCAATAGTTTTTCCAATGCTTGCAGACATCTACTACCCCATTGTAGATCAGGGGGCTTACGGTAATGTTAAGAAAAACTGGATTCATGATAAGACTATTGCCTGTAACTTTAGTTCTGCTGGTGCAGCTTTTAAAGAAGATGTAAAGCCAAATGCAAACATTACTCAAGACACAATTATGCTGGGTAGGGCAAAAACAGATATCAGGTTTTCAACCAATAAGGATCAGAACTCCATTACAAACGTGATTGTAACAAACATTAAAGACAAGACTCTTAACGAAATATACGTTGAGACTGCTGGACCACGTGCAGGAAAATCAACGCTTTTTGAGGTAGCTACCGTAGAGCCATATACTGGCCCTTTTGGATCAGTAGAATATTACAGAATAGTTCTTCGTAGATCAGAGAATCAGGCGGCAGACCTATGAGAGTTAAGTTTGATGGAAGACAATTTGGTAAAGACATGAAAAACATGATGGATTATTCTTCTGGATTTTTAGACGGCATTCAGATGGGTAAGCAGCAGCTAATGCATTCCTTGGGAGTTCAGACAGTAGAAATTCTAAAGAGCTACATAGACTCTAATGCAAAAGTAAATCCTTCAATACTACATCACGTATACGAGTGGCACAAGGCTGGAAGTCCTAGTGCAAGACTTTACGACATAAGCTATACTGTAAGCAACCTAGGCCTCTCGTTTGGCTCATCTTTTAGGCAGTCTACTACAGTTCAGAATGGATCGAATACTCCTTTTTACGATAAGGCAAGAATTATGGAAGAAGGCATTCCTGTCACTATCGTTCCAGTAAATGCTCAGGCCCTGAGATATTTTGATGATGGAGAAGAGGTTTTTTCAAAAGGACCAATATATGTTCAAAATCCTGGAGGAAAGACTGAAGGAAAGTTTCAAGAAGTTTTTGACAACTTCTTTAATAAGTATTTTACTCAAGCTTTTTTAAGGGCTAGTGGTATGGCAGCCTATCTAGAAAACCCCACAGTATATAAAAAGAACTTGGCAAAAGGAAAAAGAACTGGCAAGCCTGGTGGAGTTTCTACTGGATATCGCTGGGTAGCAAATGCGGGGGTGGCAAAGATTGGCTAATAACTCACTATTAAATACCCCAGTTTTATGGGTAAATAAATATTTACAAAGCAAGATTCTTGAGGGCACTAGCCTAGACACCCCCTTTTTCCCAACACTGCCATCAACAATCAACGACCTAACCTCATATTTTCCAACTGGTGGAACAATGGCAACTTGGGATAGGCTAATTAAAATGAATAGAAGAAGTTTTCCACACATTAAATGTGAACAGGTAATGTATTACTTCTATGCTAATGGAGAAAACCCTATTGAAAAAATGGTTCAAATTCAAGAACAGACGCTAAGATTAATGGACCGTGGAGACGAAACTGCGGAAGAAGTAAACAATTGGTGCTCAAATAGGCAGGTAAACATAGGAACTTCTCAAAATCCAGACCTAATAGACAACATGTTCTACTTTCACAACTTTAAGGTATATCAGCTAGAGGAGTCCAGAGACATTATTGACTTCGGAACAGCCAGAACTTATGGCGGAAACAAGATAATTATTGAGTATGACTATCACCAGATGCCAGAATTAACTAATAATGACTGGGTTCCAGAACAAAGGCTAATAACAAAACAAGTTATTTAAAATAGGCTGATATAATTAATTTTGAGGAAACACGCCTATTATCTAAAAAAAGAAGAGGTGAATTACATGGCTAATTACAAAAGAGGTGAAGCCACCAACATTATTGTTGGTGCAGCTGCTTTGTTTACGTACGAAGGAGGAGTCTTAACAGACGAATTACTTCCAGATTACGAAGCTGAAGGAACTGTTGGAAATACAACAGGAACATACCGCCAAACGCTATCGAGTACAGCTGCAGTAACTGCTGGATTCCGTAACGTTGGCTACACCATGAACGGTTTGGAAATTCAATTCCAGCCAGACTTTGGTGAAGTACAGGTTGATCAGGTGCTTGACGTTGCAAAGCTATACAAGCAGGGTATGCAGGTTAACCTGAATACTGCTTTTGCTGAAGCGACACTAGAGAACTTGTTGTTCTCATTGGCTGGTAGAGACGAAGATCTAACTACTGGTGCTAAGAACCTAGATGGAACAACAAACTCCACTAATGGAATCACGGCGGGGTCTCAGATGCTAAACATGTCTGCTGGTGACATTGGAGAATGTCCAGTAGAGCGTGGTCTAGTAGCTGTTGGTCCAGGTACAGGTAACTGTGACCCAACCGAGGAGATTGAGCGTATTTACGTTGCATACCGTGCACTTTCAATTGAGAGCGTTACAGTATCCGCAAAGCGTGACGAGCCGACAATGTACGAAGTTTCATTCCGTCTACTGCCTAACAGTGATGCATCCTACGGTAAAATCGTAGACCGCACCATTCCAAACATAGTATCGTAATATAACTTAACAATACAGAGTTACCCAGTCTTTTTAGGCTGGGTAATTTTGTTTTTGCGGTATACTTATATAATGGCAACATCAGTATATAAAACAGGAAAAGTAGTCTTAGTTGACGGTACAGAAATTGAGCTATCTCCGTTAAAACTAAAATATCTAAGAGAGTTTATGGAAGCCTTTGAGCTTGTAAAAACGGCAGATAATGACGAAGAAGCAATTATCTTTTTATCAAACTGTGCAGCTATTTCTATGAAACAGCATTGTCCAGAAATATCCACTATTGATAAGCTAGAAGATTCTGTGGATTTGCAGGGAATATATAAAATCCTAGAGGTGTCTGCAGGAATAAAAATTAATGAAGAGTCCGAAGAGCCAGTAAAAGAACAAGCAAAAGATAGTGGCTCTTCTTGGGAAAAACTTGATTTAGCCAAGCTTGAGTCTGAGGTTTTCTTGCTAGGAATCTGGAAAGATTATCAGCAACTAGAGCTTTCCCTTTCCATGCCAGAACTCCTGATAACTCTAGAATCAAAGAGAGAGCTTGACTATCAAGAGAAAAAGTTCTTAGCTGCTATTCAGGGGGTAGACATAGATAAGAACAACGCAGAGTCTTCAGGAAACAAGTGGGAAGAGATGAAGGCTAGGGTCTTTAGTGGTGGTAAGGCAAAAGATGGAAATGACGTTCTAGCTTTGCAAGGCGTGAATGCTAGAAATGCTGGGTTTGGTATTGGAATGGGCCTTGGATACGAAGATTTGACTAAAAAGCCTAAAAAATAAAAGGTTTTTATGTTATAATTAATAAAAGCCTCATAGCGGAAGGAACATTAAAATATGAGTACAGAAGTATACGAAGAGAAAACAATTAAGTTAATTGACGGAACAGAAGTTAAGGTTAGACCCCTAAAGATTTCTTTGCTCCGCCCTTTTATGAAAAAGTTTGAGGGTATTACAGCAGTAGCAGAAGACAATGACAAGTCTATGAGCCTACTGATGGAATGTGTTCAAATTGCAATGAAGCAGTACAAGCCAGAGATGGCTGAAGATTTAAAGGCTTTGGAAGATAATCTAGATCTTCCAACAGTCTACAAGATTGTCGAAGAGGCATCTGGAGTTAAGCTCTCAGAAGCATCTCTCGGTCTTGTAAATGCCTAAGTAAAGAGGGTGCTAGTGGATGGCTGAAGACGCCAATGCCAGAATAAGAGTCGATATTGATACGGCTGCAGCTCTGGCCAATATCAAGAATCTTCAAAGGCAAATATCAGCCTTCCACACATCCCTAGCAAAATCTGGTGGTACAGCTGCTGCATCCTCAATGCAACTGCAGAACAGCTTAATCAATGGTTTAAATAAGACTGGCCAATTTTCTGCTGGTATAAAAACTATAAAAACCACTACAGATTCTTTTACAAACTCCCTTCAAAAAAATAAACTCTCTATGGGAGAGTACTTTAGGTATTCTGCTGCAGCCACAAAAAGCTTTGGAAGATTCTTCTCGTCTGAGTTTGACACAATAAATAAAGTCGCACGTGAACGTGTTAAGGATTTGCAGACCCAATATATTAAAATGGGTAGAGATGCAAATGGTGCCATGCGAGCAATTGCCGTCAGGCCTCTTGCTTTGGATATGGAAAATCTGGCAACAAAAACACAGATCGCTGCACAACGTCAAGCCCTTCTTAACCAGATGCTTAAGCAAGGTTCTACTAACCTTCTAAACTTCGGTAAGAATACTCAGTGGGCTGGTAGACAGCTTATGGTTGGTTTTACTGTACCGCTAATAATGCTTGGTAGTGTTGCTGCTAAAACATTCATGGACATGGAAAAGCAGGCTGTAAGATTTAAACGTGTCTATGGTGAAATGTTTACCACAACAGAGGAAACAAACAAGGCTCTTCAAGACATTAAAAATCTTGCAAATGAATTTACTAAATACGGGGTTGCTGTTTCAAAAACAATGGAGCTTGCGGCCGACATTGCAGCTACTGGTAAGATGGGTGCAGAGCTTACTGCTCAGGTTGCTGAAACAACTAGACTAGCCGTACTTGGTGGGGTAGAACAGGCAAAAGCCCTAGAAGCCACAATTTCTCTAACAGATGCATTTGGAGTTTCTGCAGATGAGCTAGCAGGAAAAATTGACTTCCTAAACGCTGTTGAAAACCAAACAATTACCTCTATTGAAGACTTGACCATTGCTATTCCAAAAGCTGGTCCAGTTGTTCAACAGCTAGGTGGAGATGTAGAAGATCTAACCTTCTTCCTAACAGCCATGCGTGAGGGTGGTATTAACGCTTCAGAAGGTGCTAACGCACTAAAGTCTGGTCTTGCAGCATTGATTAATCCAACTGGCAAAGCATCTGAAATGCTTGCAGAGTTTGGAATTAACATCAAAGGCATTGTTGAGGCAAATGCTGGAGACGTAAAGGGACTTGTAGTAGACTTTGCTTCTGCTCTAGATGACCTAGACCCACTTGATCGTGCACGAGCAATCGAACAACTATTTGGAAAGTTCCAATTTTCTCGTCTATCTACATTGTTCCAAAACGTTATTAAAGATGGAAACCAGGCAAGCCGTGTACTAAAATTATCTAACGCAACCACAGCAGAGCTTGCCGTCCTATCTGAACGAGAAATGAAAAAAATTGAAGACTCTCCAATGTTTAAATTCCAAAAAGCTTTGGAAGACATTAAGGTAACTTTAGTACCTCTTGGAGAAGCATTCTTAAAAGCTGTCACCCCATTGCTAGAGTTTGGAACCAGTGTTCTTAAAAAGTTTGATGAGTTAGATGAGGGTGCAAAAGGGTTTGTTGTTGGTCTAACAGCAATTGCTGGAGTAATTGGACCAGTCTTCCTAATGGGTTTTGGTCTTATTGCCAACGGTGTTGCAAACGTAATTAAGGGATTTGTATTCTTTAAGACTGCAATGAACAAGGCTGGTAGTGCAAGCACACAGCTAGGAATGCAAACCGAGTACATGACTCAGCAACAGTTAGAGGCTGCTGCTGTAGCTGCTTCTCTAGATCAGGTTCACTCAAAACTAAGACAGACATTTACTTCAGAAGCAGCTGCAATAAACGCACTGACTGCTGCTTACGATAGAGCAATCGCAAAACAAATGGCTTTTGCTGGAACTCCGATAGCAGTTGGAAGAGGGGCAAGATCCCCCAAGAAGCTTGCATCTGGAATTGTTTCTGTTCCTGGACCAAAGGGTGCTGGAGATATTGTTCCAGCTATGCTATCCCCTGGAGAAGCGGTAATTCCTGCAGAAAAGGCACAGAAGTATCGTGGATTTATTGAAGCACTTATTTCTGGCAATATTCCTGGATTTACTAAAGGAGTAGGAAGTGTTCCAGCACCAACACCTCCAAAACCAGAAAGAGCTTCTAATTATATACAGGGACCATTTGATAAACCTATCGAACAGAGTAAAAAACCACCTTTAACAAACAAAACTGTTACAGCATACACAAGTGCTACCACTTTCTTGCCAGATGATAAAAATATAAACAACAGACTTGCAAATCCTGGAAACAACCCTGTAACTGGAAAAGAGCTTTCCGCAGCTTATAAAAAGGGCGGAAAAGGACTTATGATTCCTCTAGTAACAGAAGTAGCAAGGCAGATGGGCCATTCTACTCCGCAAAAACTAGAAGCTGCGATGAAGAAAAACCCAGCTCTAAAAAGAAATTTTGATAGGTTTGCTGGGGCAGTTTCTACAAGATTTACCTCAGAGTTTGGCAAAATGAAATTTGTCGATGATCCAAAGTTTGCTTCAACTGCACAAAAAATAGTAAAAGAAGAATCTCAAAACATTAATAAAAAGTTTGCGTCTGCTACAGGAAAAGTTTTAACTAATTACAATGCATTTAAGGACAGCTCAGAAAAAATTCTACGACCTAGCGGCCAGGCTGGGGCAAAGCTTAAAGATGTCGGAAGAGCAAGACTCTTCGACAAACAACCGATCTATAAAGATCAAATGAGCCAATATAGAGCTAATGCAAAAACGTTCGGCTATGATATTCCAGAAAAACCTGCTAGGGTTCACGTTACTCCAAACAAACAGGTTGACCTAAATCAAGTTGCAAAAGGAAAAAATCAGCTATCCATGCCTGCAGAAAGAGCAAGACAAAGGATTAATGCTGGACAGCAAGTCTTCTACGAATCTGGAAAAGCTGGAAACAAGGTAACTGCTCCAGCTGGAACAAACATAGTACAAGCTAAAAGGTTGCTTGATGCACAGGAAGCTGCACAGAAAAAATCTACTGCTGCTGTAAAAGAAGAAACAAAGACTAGAAAAGCAGTAACAAAGACTAATAAAGAAGAGACTGTAGCTAAAAAGAAGAGCATTGACGCTACTAAAGTAGATACAAAAGCAAAAACAGATTCAGCTAAAAAGGGACAAACTCAAAGAATAACAGCGAGGGAAACTGCAGGTGGAACACGCTACTATTCTGGAAACAGACTTGCCTCAGATCAAAAAGCAGCACAGACAACTTACAACAGACAGCAGGGTGCTATCAAGGGGGCAGAGACAAGAAGAGCCAATGCGGCTATGCGAGCTAACCAAGCACCTCAAGCTCAGCAAAAAGGTGCTGGTGGTGGAAGAGGTGGTATGGGTATGGCTGGTATGGTTGCTTCTGGAGCCGTCATGGCTGGCTCAATGCTTCCTGGATCAGCTGGTAAGGTAGCACAAGACCTAATGATGCCAGTTATGGCATTGTCTATGATCCTTCCAATGTTACCTGCTGGAATAGGTATTGCGGTAGCAGCTATTGCCGCATTAGCCATGGGTGCTTTTGCACTAAAAGGTGCGTTCGATAAAGCTCAAAAAGAAGCCATGGAGATGACAGAAACTCTGGGAGCTGGCAAAAAGGCTATTCTGGCCTATTCAGAATTTGCAGGAACAGCGTCAGCTGGGGAAATCATGGATAAGCAGAGAGAGGCAAATGCATCGCCATTCAGTGTTCAGCAAGGAAAAACAACATTCGGAGAATCTTTTGTAGCTGGAGAACAAGGTAAGGCTATGCTAGACTCTCTGAGAAAGAGTGTTGCAGAAAAAGGATCTTCCGCAACACAGGCTCAGCTTGTAAACCAACTAGGAACTGCAGTTGCCTCTGGGGCACTGAATGAAGCACAGGCAAGAAGTATTGCTGCCAGCATTGGCCAAGAACTAGGAAATCAATCTTTTGGAATTAATGTTAACGCAAAACTAATTGAAATATTCGGTCCAAATGGAGAAAATCTTATAAACGAACCACTTGAAGTTAGAGTCAAGATGATTCAAGAAACTCAGGATCAAATTGGTGCTGTGGCACAAGCGTCTCAGCCAAAAATGACCGAGGGTGGTTTTCAGGCAGGTGGAGGTACGTTACTAGCTGCTGGAGGCGTCGCCGCTGCAGCTCTCGGCGTTGCGGGTGCCTTGTCTGCTGCTGGACTAATTGCTCAGGCAGTACCAATTGTTGGAACTGTTGCTGGTGGAATTGCTCTAGCTACAGCTGGAGCAATTGCCCTTACAGTGGGTATTTGGCAGGGCGTAGAGGGAATGGCCAAGATGGGGCAAGCTTCGGCTACCAACGTTGCAATGGGAATGGTTGCAATGCAGCAACAAAAAGAAATGCTGGATTCCTTAGACCTAGAGTACCAAAGAAGAATTGCAAATGCTGTTGCAGCTGGAGACGTGGCAAAAGCAGAAGAGCTTACAACACAGCACATCCTAGATAGAGAAGCTCTTCTTGCCAAGAATGCCGAAACAACTAAGATGGTTCTAGACAACTTTACAAACCAGGGATCATTCCTTGGAATGAACTTTAATCAGGGGGCATATAAAGAAGCAGCAAGCAAAGCCCTAACCGCAGCATATGCGGATGATCCAGTCATGGGGCAAATTGCTAAGGGGGCTTATGACAAGACTATAGCTGCAGGTGGTTTAGACGATACTCAAGAGTACCAGATGACACTACTGCTTGCCAATAAAGAATTAGATCCAGGTATGGTTATGCAACTTTTGGATAGTTTTGGAAACGATAAAGAACAGATGACAAAGATTCTAAATATCATGACCAACATCGGATCTGCCGATGGAAACCGTGCAATTGGATTAATGAATGCGTTCGTTGACGAAGAAGGCAATGCCTTGCCAGACCAGCAAAAAACATTTATTGCAAATATAGAGTCCAAGAGTCCAGCAGATGCACAAAAGTCTTTAGCCATGTTTGAAGAAGTTGCAAAACTGGGCGGAGCAAATGTTCTTGAGACCAGCGTAATTATGCAATTCTACAACAAGAATCCAGAAGCCGCAGCAAAAATGGAAGACATGATAGAACAAATAAACTCTTATGGTGGAGAGTTGACAATGGATTTTGTTCAAAACTTAGTTGGAGAAGGCCAGTTCCAAGCCTTTAAACAAAACCAGGCCTATTTCGAAAGCCTTGATAATGAGCAAAGAAAAGATTATGTTTCTGCTTTTGTTAACACCATGGAGCTTCAGGGAGACCCAGACATGCAAGCAGCCTGGAAGGCTTGGCAATCAACTCTTCCTGCAGATCAAAAAGCCAGAGCTTTTGAAGACTTTGCAACTGTTACTGCAGTAAGAGTTACTGAAGCAGGAATAGACAGGACAGCTGCTGCTGTAGAAGAAGAAGACACTGCGGGTGGTGGTGGCGGAGGACCGTCTTCATCACCACTAGACGACCTTCTTAAAAAGCTAAGAGATGTTCGTAAAAACCAGATAGGTGTAACTAAGGGCTTTGAGGCCTCAGCAGCTGCAATCAACAAACTATTTGGAGGCGGAGCTGGCATCAATCTTTTCAGCGGTATTGAAAATGACATGAGACAGCTAGGTGCTGGAGAAGACCTAATTAGTCTTATAGCTGGAATGGACCCAGAAGAGTTTGAAAGTAAAAAGAATACGCTATTTAATTTCGACAAGCAAACTGGAGAAATCATAGGATTTAAAGAGCAGCTAGTTAATATTGGAAGAGCTCTTTCTGCAATTGCTCTTGGAGAATATGTTACACAACAGCAGAAAACTGCAAAAGAATCAAGAAACCAGGTTCTAGCATTTAACCAACTAAGAGCTGCTGGATACTCTGTTGCAGAGGCATACGAAACTATTCAAGACGCTTCTGTAGCAGCTGCAGTTGCTACTGGAGATGTAACAAGAGAACAGCTCAACACAATGCTTGCCGAGCTTAGAGCTGCACAAGACGCTATGAGAGAAGCTGCAAGGCTAACTCCAGAAGGTCTCCAAGAAGTGTTTGAAGACGGATTTAATAAGGCAATGGAAGCTTTTGACGTACAAGAGAAAAAGCTAACCCTAGAATATGAGCTACAAATAGCGGACGATCAAAAACTTATTGAGGATGCTCAAAACCAGATAGCTGCAATACAATATGTAATGGATGATTATGAGGCAGATCTCAAGGGCATTGAAGACCAAGAAGAGGCTATCAATAAAACTTACGATGAAAAGCTAAAAGCTCTAGAAGACGTTCGTAAAGCAAATCAAAAAATTCTAGACCAGGAAAAGGGAAAACTCTCAGTAGCAGAAGCAATTACTCGTGGTGACCTGTCTGCAGCTGCAAGGGCTGTTCAGGACGTAAGAGCAACCTCTGCCTCTGGATACTTTTCAAGCCAGACTGACGCACTTAATCAAGGAAGAAAAAATGCCCTTGACGCAGTTAGATCAGAAAACGGACTATCTAGAATTGAGATAGAAGAAAGACTTGAGCAGCTTGCAAATCAGATCTTTGAAATTGAAGAAAATACTATCGAACCAGCAACAGAAAGAGTTCGCCTGGCTGGAGTAGAGCTACAGGCAAGAATTGATGAACTAGAGGTCCTTGGAAAGACAAGAGCTGAGTGGGAGACAATTAAAAATAATATTGATGTTGCAAGAGTAAATAGCAAAGGTTATAAAGAAGCTATGGACGAAGCCCTTGGCGTTGTTCAAGATACCTTGGATGCTTGGAACGGAATTCAAAATAAGACTGTCACCTTGACAGTACAAACAATTCATGAAGGAACCGCAACTCCTGGAGGTCCTGGAGGACCAGGCGGTCCAGGAAACCAAGGCACAGACCCACTAGACCCAAGCGTTGACACCCCAGCAGCTCAGTCAAAGAGAATTAGGGATGCACTAAATGATTCTAGCATTGCTGCTAAGGTATCAAAAGCACTTCGAGAAGTAGCTGGAATAACCACATCCAATGCCGATAGAGCGACTGAATTAATAAATGCCTTTCTTTCAAAAATAACAAAGGCTCAGGCAGACGCTATTTTTGCTAAGGCTGGCGTTAGTGGCAGGAGCTCGGCAGGTGGCGGTGGTGGAACTGCTAGCCGATTCTTGGCTAATGGAGGAAGTGTTAAGTCCTACATGGCTGATGGCGGTTCTCCATTAGGCTCAGATACCGTTCCAGCAATGCTAACTCCAGGAGAGTTTGTAGTAAAGAGACCTATGGTCAACAAGTATGGGACAGACATGCTTAACAAGATAAATTCTGGATCTTTTGGAAACTCTTCTAAGAATGCAAGATATAAGATTGCGGACCCACCCTATGCCTCTAGAAGATTTAATTCAGCTGTTTACCAACTTCCAAAAATTGACTATGCCTCTAGAAGATTTAATTCAGCTGTTTACCAACTTCCAAAAATTGACTATGCCTCTAGAAGATTTAATTCAGCTGTTTACCAACTTCCAAAAATTGAGTATGCTCCTAGAAACCTCAATGTTCCAATTTCGAATAATACTCCTGCAGCAACTTCCACACAGATGGACAATTCAGTGTATAATTATAACTTAAGTGTAAATGTTTCATCTCAATCAGATCCAAACACAATTGCACAAACAGTAATGGGTCAGCTAAGAATGGTTGATTCTCAAAGAATAAGGGGCAACAGGTTCTAATGGCAACTAACGCATACATGACAAACAGAAAAAAGTATGGCCGCCCCCAAGCTATGCTTTGGGCAAATAATCCAGGCAAGCTTGAATCAGGAGCTTATGTCCCAGAAGGTTTTGAAGTTGGTCAGACTATCCCAGAGGATGCTACACAAGAAGAGTTGCTTAACGAGTTTTTAATTTTGTCGGATGACAACAGGTCTCCTTTACAGTTTAACTCAGTAAGAATTGAGAAAAAAGAAAGAATGATAAATGGAAGAATGAGATCTTACCATATTGCAGACAAGATAGACCTTTCAACATCTTGGAGTATGCTGCCCTCTAGATCATTTGCTTCCTCCCCAGATTTTGACGAAGTTGGAAATTCAAACGACCCAGCTCTAGTTGGAGAACAGTACACTACTGACGGCGGTGCTGGAGGACTAGAAATTTTAGACTGGTATAACTCTTATAAGGGATCTTTTTATGTCTATTTTGCTTATGACAAATACACCAATTTTTCTGACGAAGACCCACAAAAATATTCGAGGCTAGGTCAATATAACGAAATTATTGAAATGTACATTTCTAGTTTTAACTACTCAGTTGAAAAACGTGGGGGATCCAATCATGACCTATGGAATATAAGTTTAAGTCTAGAAGAGGCTTAATTGTTTGATAGCAAAGAATTAAACGACCACATACAGAACTCTTCAACAATTAAGTCACGTGCTGCAGTTATTGCAGAATGGAACATGAACTTCTTTGAAAATATTGCCGATATTGGAAATTATAGATACCGTCCGCTTTTAGGAATTGCTGAGAAGTATGGCTCACTGCCAAATATCTACGACTCAAAAGACCTGGGAAACTTCTATACTGGTGCTACAGACGCAGACGTTTTGGTAGACGGTGGATTTGAAGAAGATGGTCAAACTCCAGTTTTGTTTAAGCCTAAAAAAGAAAAAGAAAAGCTTTTGTTTTCTTTGGAAGACTGCTTTGGAAAGTTTAGACCAAGGTCTGGTATCAATAAACTCAGGTACGAAATTACTGGAAAATATTTGCATCACAGCAATGTTGATATGTTTAATAGGCCCAGATATTATATGCCAGATAAAACTGATAACTTTAAATACTGGACTTCCTATAGAACTGAAGACGGTATAGAATACGGAATTGCAAACAACACCATAAGCGGTAATCATCACATACAAGACGTAGCTCCTTATGTTGTTTACAAAGAAGAAGTACCAGTAAACAGGCTTGTTGTAAAGATGCAAACAAATGTTGGAGATGTAAACCTTGGTCCCTTCTCTGGTTCTGCTGGATCATTCGCAGATCCATTTTTTGGAGAACAGAATAAGACAACTCCCGTAAAATGGAAAATTCAGTATTTAAAAAACAATGTTTGGCTAGACGCTATTTCCTTTGATAAAAACTCTGTTCGTAGTGATGGAAATCCAATAGTTGGAACAGACGGATATTTAGAAATAGGTTATGGACTTATTGTTCCAGAAAGGTTTAAGTCAAACTTTATAAGCAATGGCACTTTGGCTTCTACAAACATTCTTCCAAAAGAAAGCGAAAATGGTCAGGCATACTTAGTAAAACAAAACACGAATGATATTGGGCAGTACTATATTTGGGAAAACACGGGGTACTTAACCTTTGCTCCAAAATACGGATGGTACGTTGTAGATGAAAACGTTGATCAGCTGACAAACTTTGTAACAGATACTACAAGCCCAAAGAAACATAACACAGCACAAGCTGGAATACTAGACTATGAAGAGTTTTTGTTTATTTCTGGAATTCGTGTAGTTGTTGAAACCATGAACAAGTTTGGGTCTACATTTGACCTGATTGAGCTTTCCCCCAGACTATCGGTAGACCTATCTGAAAAAACAATTTCATACTCAGTAACCAAAAATGCTTCAGATCTCGGAGTGAGTGGATTACCAGTTGGTCAATTGTTAGCGTCTACAGGAGAGCTGAGAATCTTTGACTATGACCAATCTTTTAACCCCAACAATCTATGGGACTCAAAATCTGGAACTGGAAGCATTGTTGCAAAATACATAAATAAAAATATTCAGATAAAATTTTATGAGATAGTCTCTGATGTTACTATAACAGATGAAGAAGGAAACACAACTAAAAAAAGTTTTTATGTTCCTATAAAGACTTTATACTCAGAATCTTTCCCGCAGTCAAACCTAAAAACAAGAGAGCTTCAGCTGTCTCTAAGGGACCTTTTCTTTTATTTTGAGTCACAGTCTGCTCCACAACTCTTGATCCCCAATGTTTCTTTATCTTATGCCCTTGCAACAATTTTTGATAGCATAGGGTTTAGCAACTACTCATTTAAAAGACTTGATGGAGAAAGTGACCCAATCATTCCATACTTCTTTGTTTCTCCAGATAAAAGCATAGCGGAAGTTTTAAATGATTTGGCTGTAGCTACCCAGACTGCCATGTTCTTTGACGAGTATAATAATTTTGTTATGATGAGCAGAAACTACTCATTGCCAACAGAAGAGGAAAGAGCTACAAACATTGTTTTGCTGGGATCTAAAAACGATCCAGACTTGCCAGATAAAGAGAACATTCTTGACATAGCTTCAAGGGATACTGACGTTTATAATGATGGAAAAATAAGCTACATTGCAAGGTACATACAGAAGTCTATGGGGTCTTTAAAACAGGCTTACGTTGCAGACAAAAATATTTCTTGGATATATAAGCCAGCTTTGCTTTGGGAAGTTGCAGGAACAGAAAACCTAAAACCCACAAATGGTCAAACAGCTACTGGAAATAAATACGCACTAGCAGCTATTCCACTAAATTCTAATCTGAGTAGCGAAATTCCAAAAGTTGTAAATAATCAACTAATAAATAACATTATTGATTTTGGAGACGGCATCCTGTATATCGGAAGATATAATGGATACTTTTACTCTAGCGGAGAAGTAATTAAGTATGACGCAGTTGAATATAATGTTTCGGTTTTGCCATCAAGTGTGATAGACTCTACCTTTACTGGTGGAAATGTTTGGATTTCTAGCCCGCAGGAATACGAAGACTATTTTTCTAAACTTTCTTTTAATGGAAAAATTTATCCAACTGGTCGTGTAAGAATTTATGCAGAGCCAAACTACGAAACTTTTAATGGAATAACCAGAATGTCTAATGGAGATGTTGCAAAGCATGGAAGAGGGCAGTTTGGAACAAAGGTTGTAGAACATATAGCTGGACTAGATCCACATTGGACGAACAATGACAATGTTTATGGTTGTAAGATGAAATCTAATTATCTATTTGGAAACCTTTCTTTTGAGGCTGTGCCTGGATCACAAACAATAGCAAGGCCCACCGTTGATTACCTACTTGTCGGTGGTGGTGGTGGTGCAGGTGTTGCCATAGGACAAGATACATACACTGGAACTGGTGGTGGTGGAGGTGGTGGCTATGTAGCCGTAACAGATTCTTTAATTGATCTGAATACTAATTATTCAGTAACAGTTGGAATTGGAGGTGTTAACAACACTAATGGTGGCAATACCGTCTTTGGAACAACTACTGCTCTTGGCGGTGGTGGCGGTGGCCAGATTGGAGCTCGTAATGGAAAGGCTGGTGCTTCTGGTGGTGGAGGCGGTGCCAGCGGTACTGGTGGTGCACGACTTTCTAGTGATGAGACGACTATTCTGGCTAGTGGCTCTACCTTTCAAGGAAACGTTGGAGGAGGTACTAGCGGCGGAGGTTCTGGAGGCGGTGGTGGTGCTGGCGGTCCTGGAGGAAGCGGGACTAGCAATACTTTTGGAGCTGGTGGATTAGGTCTTGCTAGCTCAATTACAGGAACTTCAGTTATAAGATCTCGTGGTGGAAAAGGAAACTGGGGTGCTTCCCCAAAAGTAGAACAAAAACTTGCAAATACTGGAGATGGTGGTGATGGTGGAGTAAACAATGTTCTTGCTTCTAGCTGGGGTGGCTCTGGTGTTGTAATTCTTCGTTACCCAGACATAGTTTCACTTACTGTTGGCTCTGGTTTGACTGCCAAACCAACAAAAACTATCGGTAGAGAAAAGGTAACAGAAATAATTTCTGGCACGGGAAATGTTAGTTTTGCGTATACACCTGCACATTTAGCAATGCTTTCAACTGGTGGTCCTAAACTTGAGGTAGGTCCAGCAGGAGTGAGCAAATCTTTGTCAACCCAATCTTCTAGATCAAGTGTAATTAAAAATTATTTGTCATATTCTCATAACGAAGAAACATCTAATAAAAACAAACTTTCTTCAACATCAGAAACAGTTCAGGCATCAGCTCTTGTATTTAATGGTCCAGCATTTGCTTCCCAAGAGTCACCAATTGACTTTATATCTTATGTAAATAAACCACTTAATAATTCCTTTAAGCATTTTGGAACAAGAATGAGAATTGTTGGAAAGATTGAAAACAACGAAAAATCTATTCAAACTCCAGCTGGAGCAACAACATACTTTAGTATTCCAACCACCACGCCAGATGAAAGTAAGACTATTTCTGGTGGTAGTGGAGGAATTGCAACATTGCTTAATCCAGAAAATAACAATGGATACTACTTTGAGATAGCTGCATTGTCAGAAAAAAACATAGACCTCTATAAAAAAGAAAACGCTAATGTTAAAAAGAATGTAACACGTTTTAATGCTACTAGTAGCAGTGTTGCTGTTGTTTACGTTAGTTCTGCTAGCAGCAGCTATCCAGTTGGATCTAAGGTAGAAATTTCTTCAGGAAAACCAGCCACGTCTAGCCCAGTAAATCTTCCAGCTTATGCTCTAGGAAACTGGACTGTAACTGCAGCTACGTCAACATCCATAACAATATCTGGATCTGGCTTTACCGTTGCAGACACTACTGGAATTAATGAGACTGAAAATATATCATTAACCCCAGCCTCATTTAGTGCCGACGGGGTATCAAACGTATTTTTCTATAAAATTCTAAAGAATGCCAGCTTTGACATCAAAGCCGAAGTTAATGTTTCTGGTGTTTCCACCCCGACAACCCTAACCTCCTCTACAAACTCTTCCTTGGTTTTGCCAAATTTGAGTCCTCCGCCTCCAATTAACTATACGGTTCAGGCTGGCCAAAGAGTTTGGCTAACTGGCCAAACCGATGCCTCCCAAAACGGATATTATAAGTTAACTAATGCTGGAAACAGTGCGTCACCAATAGTTGTGACTGGACCAAAGACATTTGTTTTACCACTACCGACACTTGATCCAATGCCCGACTATGATTCTGGTGGATATGTTAGTAGGGTTGCCCAAGCAGGAGAAGCTGTACTTGCGGTTGTATATGAAATTGATGAAATTACTAAAGATGAATCTACTATAACATATACAACAAAAGATAATCACGGGCTAGCAACTGGAAATTTTGTATCTATTTCTGGAGTGAATCCGCCGATATACAACTCTGCACCCCCATCAAAGTGGGTTCTAACTAGAGACGAAGATGCAATTCCAATTAAGCTTTGGAGTGGACTATCTTCTATCATTGTTGATGATGGAAATTTTGCTGGTCAATCAAGAGTAATAGCAGAAGAGCTAACAACCGTTTATGATCTAGCCATTGAGTACGAAGATATAGGCTCAATTAGAAGATTCTATTTATACTTAAATGACACTCAAATTGCTGTAGTAGATGACCCAAAGCCACTTCCATTAAATAATGCAAACAACGTGGCACTGTTTACTCGTGGCTCATCGCATTGTATGTTTGAAAACGTTTATGCCTTAGCACACAACTATAGTCAAAACTCAGAAGTTTCTTTGGGGCCAATTGCAAATGAAGTCTTTACAAATAAAACAGACATATCTTCTAATGAGGCATTCAGAAAATATTCGATTAATGGTATTGTTCAACCAACTTTCCTTGCTGGGGTAGACCCATCCCAGCCTCCAAAATACAACATCTTCTACGAAGAGTTTGGCAGTATTCTTAGAGAAGCCGCATACTTTAATATTAAGTATGATAAGGCTTATCCAGCTTTGTATTCTATGGTATCTCCAACATTTAATAAGCTTCGTGGATACACCGTATCTGGATTCTTTGGTGGAGCCTACGGAGCAGAATTCTTAATTTTTAATGCCACAGACACCTTTTTATTCTTTGATGAAACTGTTGGAAACTATTTGAGAATTCAGGGAATTACTTTTACTCAAGATTCTCGCTATGAACTAACCGTAGACAATTATTTTGAAAAAACTGCAAATTTTGCAAACCCACAAATAAAGGAAGACATGACAATTTTATCACCAAACACCCAAAAAGAAATGTATAAAGATATAAAGACTAGTAGAATAAGTTATGGTAGAAACCAGTTCTTCTTAGATTCTATTTATATTCAAAGTGCTGATGCGGCTAACAACTTGATGGAGTGGCTAATCTCCAAGATAATGAAACCAAGAAGATCGGTTGGGGTTAGTGTTTTTGCAAACCCAGCGATACAATTAGGAGATATAGTGTCTATAGATTATGCAGACAGTGCCGATGAGATATACTTTGAACCAGATAAAAGATTTGTTGTATATAGCATAGACTATAGCAAAGATGCTTCTGGACCAAGCATGAGTTTATATTTGAGTGAGGTGTAATTATGGCAGTTAGTGGAAACTCTAGAATACAAAGATATACACCACCTGTAAAAAAACCGCCAGTGGTAGCAGACAGACAACCACCGCAAAAAACTAAGGCTCAGGTAGAGCGTGAGGAAATGGCTGAGTATGAAAGAAAACAGTGGATTCTTAAAAATGGTCCAAGAAGTGCAGACGCCATGGATGCCTGGCTTAAGGCACCAGCTTTTAAACCAGCACCAGCAGCTCCTGCAGCCCCTGCCTCACCATCAAGGCCAACCGCCCCAGCAGTAGACCAGTCAGCCCTAGACAGAGCGGCACAGATTGAAAGAGACAGGCTAACCAGGCTCGAACAAGAAAGGCTGGCCCAGCTTGAAAGGGATAGGTTGGCTAAGCTAGAACAAGAAAGGCTAGCCAGGATCGAAAGAGAAAGGCTTGAGGCAATAGAACGAGCTAAGCAAGAGGCTATTGCTAGAATGCCAGTCCCACTTCCCAGTATAGCCACCGAGCCAGTAAAATACGCAACCCCAGATGTTGTTTTGATTGATCCAAACGATGTGCCAATAGATTTAATTCTTAAATTAACTTTAGAAAAAATTGGCGGTCTAGAATTAATCAACCTTGTAAGACACGATACCGTTAATGGACAGAATATAGTCTATAGACCATTAAAAAATATTTCTCAGCTATCAATTGACTATAACCCACAAAATATGATAAAGCTGCCAGATTCTGCAGATTCATATTTTAAGAATTTTGCAATTCGGCTAGAGAACCATATACAACAAGAAACCAATGAGCTTCCAGCACTAGTAACATACATAGATCCAATCACTGAAAATGTTATAATTGAAACAACTAATATAAAAGCTGATTATGAGGTAGAGGTTCAAATGGTCTCTTCTGGAAAGGTTTTTGATGATACAATATATACAGAGGATTATTCATGATTACAAACGTTGGCAAAAACCTATTGGCTAAATATCTTATTGGCCAATCCCCAGCCTATGCAACTCATATTGCTATTGGCTGTGGTCCAAGGCCCCAGGCAATAGACGACCCACTAACAAGTATTGAATTTCAGGACATTTTAGATAAAAAAACCTTAGACTTTGAAATGTTTCGTGTTCCGATTAGCTCCAGAGGCTACGTGAATGAAAACAATTCGTCGAAAATTGTTTTAACAGCAGAATTACCAACCGTTGAAAGGTATGAAATTACAGAGATAGGAGTCTACTCTGCTGCGTCAAACCCAACTGCGGGAGCATATGATAGCAAGACGGTATACTCATTTTCAACAACAGAAAACTGGGAACGCCACACACCAACTACCGTAACAGCAGTAGAAACAATTAATAGTCCTTTAGCTACAAGTATTGTTCCTGGAGAAGAAACAATAATTAATCAAACGTCTCCAATTTTTCAAACTAATGCAGATAACAAAACACTAATAGACATTAATAGGTTAAACAGATATGAGTCTTGTAGGTATTTAAATAATACAATTTTTATGGCTGGAAACACTTCAACTCTATCTATAGCTTCTGGCCAATCAAAAATGGCTGCTAGTTCTGGAAGCGAGCACATACATCTTTCTGGAGCAAGTATTGACTTTAATAAAAATTCAGATAACGATGAGCTAAAGCTTGCATTTTCTATTGTCAATAAAAGTGCAACCACAGCAGCAAACCTTGTTCATCCAACTAGAGTTAAAATACTTGTGGAGTTTGCAGACAATGACGCTGGAGATGCAACAAATTATGCCCAGTTTCAAGTAGACCTGACGAGCGGAGTGGGCGGATATAACTTTGCAACCAATAGATATATCGTTGTAACTAAAAAACTAGGGGAGTTAATTAAAAGCCCAGCCTTTACTTGGAACTCTGTTAACGTTGTAAAGGTGTGGGTTTCAGTTTTGGCAGCTGGAGGAACACCAAGCCCAGACTATTACGTAGCACTTGACGCAATTAGGCTGGAAAATATTTCTTCAGTTAATCCCCTGTACGGTTTAACTGGATACTCTGTAGTAAAAACTGCAGATCTTTTACCTATCGTAAAGGTTTCTAATACTGCAAACCTAGTAGAGTTTCGATTTGCACTAGATGTAGATTTGGATACTGGAAATGTCAGTTAAAAAAGTAACTATTACAAAAAAAGAACTACCTCCTCTAACACCAAATGGAGAATACCTGCTGAGGTATAGAATTATTTCTGAAGACAAAAACAGAACCTCTCACTGGTCTCCAATTTATACCCTAGATGCAAAAGCCGTCCCACTTAGAGACGGCACTCTTGATACTAAAAATCTTATTAGAGACGTAACATCTAGTGTTACAGTTACCCCAACAACCATTATTATAGATTGGGAGACTACCAATGATGCATCGTTATACGACATTTTTATTAGTCTTGGGACTAGCGGAACTTGGGGCTCCTACTTTTATCATGGCTCATCTTCAACGCACTCATACAGTTTTTTAAAACCAACTGGTGCTGGAATTACAGATATGAGAATAGCAATACAGCTAGCAGGAATAGAAAAAACTAAAAACGATACCCTTGAGATATCTACAGAAGAATTTGCAATAGAAGCAAGTCTTGATGGCGGTAGTGCATGAGTGTAAAATATCTAATACAATTTAGAAGAGACACTGCTGCTAACTGGACTTCAGTTAATCCGTCACTAGCGGTTGGGGAAATTGGATACGAAACCGATACTGGTAAATATAAAGTTGGCAGAGTCCTTGTTGGCACCACACCCGCAACCTGGACGGCACTGCCTTACTCTACTCTTTTGCCAACTGGTGGCACAGCTGGTCAAGTATTAGCCAAGTCGGGCACTACAGATTATGCTACTCAATGGACTACCCCATCTGCTCCAGGGTTAGAGTTTATTAGCTCTACCACTATTGGAACTGCGGTACCAAGCGTTACAGTATCAAACATTTTTAACTCTACTTACGATCATTATAGAATAATGATTAATGGGTCAACAATTTCAACCAATACCAATTTAAGGCTTCAGTTCAATAATTCAACCGCTTCTTATTACGGTGGTGGCATACAAACCCTATTTTCTACTGGTGGCGTTTCTTCGCTATGGGACAACAACGTGTCTAGGTTTAATAACATTGGTTATGGTTCAGAAATGTATGTAGATGTTTTTAATCCTTTTCTAGCTCGCTCTACTAAAGTGTCTTCAGCATTTTATACAAATGTTGCTGCTGGTAATTATACAGGCTACATACTTGACAGCAATTCATCAACTGGATTTATTATTTCTCCAGCTTCTTCTTCAACACTAACTGGTGGAACAATAAGTGTCTACGGATACAGGAAGGTATAATGACTAAGCCAAACATTCAAATCGATAGTTTAGTTCGTGAAATGACGGACGAGGAATATACAGCTTACTTAGCCGACCTAGCGGAACAAGAAGTTCTAGAAATAGAGCGGGCAGAAAAAGCTGCATTACGTCAATCGGCACTTGCTAAATTGGCAGCCCTTGGCTTGACGGAAGAAGAAGTAGCATCAATATTGGGCTTTACCAATGATCCATTGCAAAATAGCTAGATAAGTGGTATAATTAACTATGGCCAGAATACCAACACCAGATAGAGGACAACCTCTAGACGTAAATTACGTATATCAAATAGTTGAAGCAATCAACGACTTGTCTTCTCAGATTTCTTCTGCAAAATATAAGTATGCATCCATAGATACCTCAGAAGGCCGTCAGAGCACACTTTTAACAGATACAAAGGTTGTTGCTGGAGAACACATTGTCTACCCAGCACTAACAAATGTTACGGCAGAAACAGATCAGGCTTTTTCATACTCCTTTAAAGGTGAGTACAAGTATCCACCAATCGTAACAGCCACCCCAGTTCTTATCGAAGGAACATCTTCTGGAAGAGATGTCTCTGTAGTTATTTCAAGCGTTACTAACTCAGCAGTAAATGGAATTGTTCGTTTTAACAGTGCGGGTCAACTTGCTGTAAAAGTTCATATTATTGCTGTGGGTATTCCAAACTAGTAATGACTAAAAGACATGGCCAGGTAGATATGGCAGAGTATAATGCTCTTCCAGTTATACCAGGAAACAAAAAAGTGTGGTTTTTAAACGGAGAGCTAGTTAGAGTTCACCACCTAAACAAGTCTAATGGGATTATGTCTGTTTATAACATTGTAAAAGATAGAATTGAAAGCTGCCTAATATCGGATTTTAAAAAGAATAGGCAAAGAGCATACACCGTTGGCCAAACAGCAGAGCTGGTTAATCGTCATAAAAAATATATGCCAAGCTTAATGAAGCGTGGAATTATCCCTCATCCTACTGGATCTCAAAAGGGTGGGGAAACTGGGTGGCAGGTCAGATCTTACTACGCAGAATCACAAGTAAAAGAGATTCGTGATATACTGGCTACCTACCACATGGGTAGACCAAGAAATGATAAGCTAATTACTAATGACATAACCCCTAGTCGACAGGAGTTGACAAGGCGTATGGGAGATGGTATACTGACTTATACGAAGACAGAAGACGGAAGATTCATTCCTATTTGGTCTGAGTCCATTTAATAGAAAGATATGGGTATGGAAAACGAAAACACCAAAGTAAGGGTTGCGTTGGGATATACGCTTAACCTAGGTAACTTTCAGTCACTAAGAATTGACTTGGAAGTATCAGACAGCAAGAGAGATAGTGAAAACACTAACGAAGCTTTTGAG